TTGTATTCTTTTGAAGAATTGCGCGGCAATGACAGGTTTTTGCTTTCCTCCAATTGAAAATTCAATGACGGCACAACGGGAATGGAGGGGCTCGATGATTTTGTTTTTATAATTACAGGTAAATATGAACCTGCAGTTGCCAGAAAACTCCTCCGTAAACGCCCTAAGTAGGAGTTGTACATCGCTGGTTGTGTTATCTGCTTCATCGATGATGATGATTTTGGGTTTGCCAGATCCTTGAAGTGATACGGTCGAAGCGAAATTCTTTGCATTATTTCTGACCGTATCAAGAAAGCGTCCCTCATCCGATCCATTGATGACATAATAGTCTACTCCTAGTTCATTGCAAAGTGCCTTTGCAACCGTAGTCTTGCCACAACCTGCAGGGCCCGCAAGCAGAAGGTTAGGCACCTCTCCTTTATCTAGGAAGTCAAGGAAAGTTTGCTTAATATTGTCAGGGAGTATACACTCTTCAATTTTACGTGGGCGGTATTTTTCCACCCACAGAAATTCATCACGCATAATGTAAAAGGTTTAATCAACCAAAAGTGGAATCGGGTTCCAGTGCAATGTAATAAGTCAGATCATGATTCTTGCTGGTGAATCGAGAAAGAAGTTTCTGAGACACAACAACATCATAGGTTCCAGGGAGAATTTTGATGTTCTCTACTTTAAAGTTGAAGTTAAAAGTAGAATCAGTTTCACCAACAACCTCTTCATGAGCGTTAGATGTATCATTCTTCTTATCACGGACAACCAACTTCACAACACCTGCTTCACCAACAGCAGAGATATCAGGGAGTTGATAGACAGCAGCTGCCTTAAGAAGTTTTTCAAGAACAGTGGTGGTGAGTTCAAAACAGACATCTTCGCTAGGAAGTGTAATCTCTTTGTCAGGAGGAGTGACAATTACAGAGGGATCAGCAAAGAAATACTTCGAGCGGGAACGTCCCTCTCGGATCACTACATAACCATTGTTGGTAAAGTCAAGTTCAGGTTTTTGATGCAGACTCAAACCATTAAGAAATTGATTGAGATCATAGATACCAAAGTCGCGAGCAAACTCTTCATTGATAGTTGCTTCTGCGAGGATGTTCTTCATCACGCTAATGGTGCGAAGTTTACTACCCTCTTTGAACAAAATAGATTGATTGATCGAAGAAAAATTCTTAAGAAGAGAAAGGGTAGAGTCAGACAGTTTCATAGTATTAGATGGACGCAGTTTCACTGGGGGTAGGTTTCACGTTTTGCATTCTTGTCATTAAAATGCATTAGAAGTACAGCATAGTGCAAGATCTTCATAATGTCACGACGTGCAGTGCCTTTCTTATCATAACGAGAGGCATACTTGAGAATATTACTGCGGCAGAAGGATTCACCATCGCCACACGCTTCAATTAGATCCAAAGTTTGAATCTTATCATCACCAGCAGAATAATGCTGATTGTATGTGCCAGTAATATATTCTTGCAATTCTTTGAGGATCGATTCCTCACTATACTTATATTTGTTTAGTTGGATCTTTTCATCCATACTCAGATCAAGGTTAAGGGAAATGTGATCTTCACCAAGTCCACCAATAACACGGGATCCCGTGTAACTGGTACTGAAGTTGATAAGATCAGGCGAGGCATATGGATTGCCTGTCAAACTGAAACCATCATCATCCCAAAAGTCATTGTAGTCTTTTTCAGTTGCTTCACTAATACCACCAAGGGTGGTAACTGCATTTTGTTGTTCAGACATAGCGTCGTAAAGAAAACTCCAAGCGTTAGTCATAATTAAGTTTAACAAGAGATGGTGATTTCGTCAACCAATAGAGATAGAAGTTTCGTGCTCTGTAACTTGCAATCCGTCGTCATAGAAAGATCCAGAGATAGTCACAGAGGGCATTTCAAAGTCAGCGTCAACCTTGTCATACAATTCAAGGAATGCTTGCTTGGTTTCGTCATCGAAACGATTCACACAAACTTGAATTGCTTTTGCCTTATTACCAAAGATATTGTATGCCTTAACAATATGAACCAGACGACGAGTGCTAATGATCTCTTCAATACCGCCATCATAGAAAGTTTTACGGATAATATCTGCCCAATCAGCGAGTCGCTTACAGAAGTCTTCGTCTGCACAAAATTTGTTAAGGATCTTGATCTCAACAGCAACCGCAGGATACTCTTGCTCAAACGTTACGGGGAATCGCTCAAGGAAGGCTTCGTTAAGCACGTTAGTTCCAATGAATCGTCCATCGTCGGATCCTTTGCCTTTAGTATTGGCAGTTGCGAAGACTTGGAAACCTTCTGCGGGTGCAATCCATTTGCCAATCTTCTTGAGGAAAACTCCTTTTCCTTCGAGAATAGACTGAAGACAGAGGATTTTGTTTGAGGCGAGATCGATTTCGTCAAGGAGCAGGACTGCTCCGCGTTGGAGTGCTTCAATGACTGGGCCATTGTGCCAGACGGTGTTGCCGTCAATAAGACGGAAACCGCCAATAAGATCATCTTCATCTGTTTCGACTGTAATATTTACACGGATGAGTTCTCTTCCGAGTTGAGCGCAGGCTTGTTCGACGGAAAAAGTTTTGCCATTACCCGATAGGCCCGTGATGAATGTAGGGTAGAACACACGGGACTTAATAATTTTTTTGACATCACTAAAATTACCAAACTGGACGAAGGTATCATCTTTAGCGGGGATAAGGTTTTGCTCGATTGCTGGCATAGCAGCAGGTGAATTATAAGTTACTTCCAGTTCTTGAATAGTCTCTTTCGTTACTTCAAGATTCCACTTACCACGTCCGACTTTGAAATCAGACAGTTTGTTAGTGACAGTTTGATAGTTGAAGTCATTCATCTGACAGAATGCCTTGATCTCGGCAGAAGTCACCGACTCGCCGTAGGATTCGCGGAGACATTCGATGATGCTTTCTTTGGAGAGTCCCATGTGCCTTTGTTGTTTACCTGTTTATTATACACACAAAAAAGGGGGGCGTTGCCCCCCTGGTGTCACTTTACAAATCGTCCATACTTGAACTTCATTGCTTGCAACATCCATGCTTGAGCCAAACTTTTCGGCCCTTCGATAAGAACCTTACGAACCTTGGGATCAGTTTCAACCTGTAAAGCTATTTCTTTCCAGTTCATGCCACCAGGGAGATAAATTCTCCCAATACTTTTTTATTTAGTTTTTTAGTTTTTAGACTTTTTGAAAATGCTGATTTAATTTTTGATTTAGATGCACCCTCATCAACATCAAAATCAACTTCCTGAGAAAGTGCATTGCAAGCAATTCCAAAATATGCATCATATCCAGAGTTACGAATCACAAAACTCTTTTCTTTCTTCCACTCTTTTTGAATCATAGCGAGTTTAGGACTACTACCATAGAAGTTTTTGATAAAACTGTTAGCATCTCGGGCTGCAAGAAGACGAATTCCAACAAAGTTCACGTTAGGAAAATTGTCCTTTAGATTGGTAAGAATTACATCTGTAAATCCAGTGTAGTTTCTTTCAAACTTATATGTATTTCCAGTCTTGCGATCACGCAAGATTGATCTCCATATATCAAAACGTCCGGAACCAATAAATTCAGAATCATTCTCCCAATAACGTCTAATGATTCTATGATAATTCAATGGACATGCCTCGCCGTCAGTCAATACAACACACTGAACTTTCTGTAGTTTGTTTTCCTGTTGAAACTTAGGGAGGATTTGATGAAGACATACAAGTGCCTCATTAAGAGGTGTACCAGAAAGAGACATCTTTCTACCCCATTGATATCCCATACTATAAGGTTTAGCAAAGGCATAAGCATGACGCCAGATGTTGATCATCTGATGCTCCATATCTTTAGATGATACCTTACTAGTAAGAATATTCAGAAGATTAAAATCATTGTCTACGACAAGAAGATTTTCTTTCCTCACATAATGATCAAACATTGTATAGGGAAAATCTTCATCTTTGGAAGATCCCCACTCATTAGTGAATGCATAAACATCGAAAGGAATTCCAACCTTCTTGCAGAACCACAGCAGGTTGAACATCTGCTTACAGGTATCCAGCAGAGTGTATTGCATAGATCCACTCCAATCAAGCAAAAACACAAGTCCATGGTTCTTGCCATCTGCAAGAGTCGTTACCTTACGGAAAAGATCTTCGTTATACTTATAAGTATGCAATTTTGTACAGTCAAGAACACCCGTGCGAGAAGTAGTGGCACGTGCATATGAATCTGCTGCCTTTTTACATTCGAATTCTTTGACAAGATAACTAACTTCTTTCTGCGAAGAACGCTTAAACTTTAAATATTCCTGATCTACAAGTTCAAACACATCAACATCAACCTTCTTACCTAGATCTTCCTGAAGGTTAAAGATTTTATCAGTATATTGATGAACAGTGAGATTATCAACTACAACTGTCTTGAGATTTACCTCAGGAACCTCAACGTAAATATTCTCTGATCCATTATCATCTACTAGTTCCTGAATATTGTCAGACAATGCATCTGCAGTTTGAACTTCAGGTTCATCAGACATTTCATATTTTGCAGAATCACTACCCTCATCACTAGTGTCCTCAATCATCCCTTCAGGACTAGACTCTACACTATTCTGCTCCTCCTCCTCCGATGATTCTTGCCCAGATTGTGGGGTATCGATATCTTGCTTTTCAGGTTGCTCAACTTCCTTTTTACAATGCTTGTACAATACCTCTGCAGCATCAAGAACCTCATCAAAGGTTTCACAATCACGAATCATGAGGATAATTTCTTGCTCCTCATCAGTGAATTTGAAGTCTAAAAAATTACCGATCTTAAAGTATAGATTTGCACGATCAGCAAGATTGAAATCAGCAACGCACTCATCAGCAATAGAAAAGAAGTCCTCTTGGTGTAATTCTTTGTAACCATGATGGAAAGTTTTAGATAGTCCTGCATATTTTCGCTTCATCATCTTCTCGATGCGAGCGTCTTCAACCACATTTACGAATTGTGGGGGAATAACTTTTTTCTTCAACCAATTTTCATCAGGCGTGAAAAGTGCATGTCCTACCTCATGTCCTACGAGAAGATCATACACAGTGCTACTTGCCCTCTCCCACATGGGAAGAGTCAACACACGGGAGTGAACGTCAAATTGAGCAGTTGGGACTTTACGATTCTCCACCACCAGATCTTCAGTGGCAAGCAACTTTGCTAGTTGCGACTTGATTTCGTGACTGACTGCCATGGAACTCCCTGTCGATGTATCTATAATACTAAACCCCCACCTTTCGGTGAGGGCTCTAAGTGACAGTTCCTCGATTGTCTGTGCTTAATTTTTTCTAGTGAAGAATACTCCTACAAACTCGTTTACATGTCGCCTGATCGTCATCACACTCAATTAAGCAGTCGTAATAGTCGTTAATTAGATCAGATTCCTGCAATGTACGATCTATTGTATGAGTCAAACGCTCCACACTTTGTTTCCAGCCCGCTAATTGATTGTGTGAAATGAGATTATGCATGATTTTAAATTATAAACGTCATATAAAGAAAGAGGTTTCACTTCATGCTAGATTCCCCAATTCTTTTATTATTTAGTCAGCGTATGCTAACTTAATGAAGTTTTAGTTATATTCACACAATCCTTGAAAATCCTTTAATTTTCTCAAACTTAAGAACATTCTCAAATTTATCAAACAAAGACTCTTTGTGAGAGATAACAAAGATATTTGCATCCTTGATTACGAATCTGATAATCTTAAGGAACTCGTCTGTTCCAAATCCATCGAGAGAACTATCAAATACCTCATCCATAATCAACAAATTAGTGTTGACAGAGTTTTTCATCCTTGCTACCTCTCTCCAGGTGAACAAGAGTGCTAAATCGATACGCATCTTCTCTCCCTCGCTGAAAGAAGAATAAGAAAAGTCCTCATGAATAGGGGACTGTACGGTTTCGTTGAACTCTTCATCAAGAGTAAAGTTAATATAGAAGTCCATCATCTGCAGATAACGGTTCACCTGATTATTAATCAGAGGAAGATACTTCTTAATGATCTTAGACTTAACTCCACCGTCTTTAAGTAGACTATACGAAAAATCGTAATAGTTGATAGTGTCCTTTCTTGACGCTAAATCGTCAAATGTGGTTTTTAAGTTGTCTTTGAAGGTTTCTAACTTCTCATGTTCAGTATTTCGGTTTGCAAGTTGTTCGGTAAGCTCTTGAACTTCCGATTCCAGACTTCTGATTTGCCTCTGACATCCAGAAATCCTAACATTGTCTTGAGAAATATCATTCTGTAGTGAAGAAATCTCCTTTGAAAGGGTAGTAAATTGACGCTCTCGCTCCTGTTCTTCATTAATTGCCTCATCCAGATCTTGCAAACCGGATTGCAACTCTTTTGCTATTTTTTGAGCGTCATCAATCTTATTTATTCTAAAATCCTCCTCAATAGACTGAGTACAAGTAGGACAAACCGTATTTTCTGTGAAAAATTTGTGCTCTTTTGTAAGCATTGCTGCTTTTTGAGTGATTTTACCCTTCAATCCACTCAATTTACGCAGTTTTTGCGTTGCACCAGTCACTTTTTCTTGCTCATTAAGGCGTTTTTGCACCTTTTCTTGGTTCAAAGACACTTCTTTATTGTAAAGATTGATGAGTTTTGACTGCTCAGAGACTTTTTCCCTCTTTTTGGAGATATTTTCCTTACCTTGAGACTCCAATTCATCAATAAAACGACTTTGCATCTCAACTTTGTCACTCAGAGACTCTTTTTTGAGGTTCAAAGTCTTAATTTCGTCTTTCAGAGCACTAATTTTGCTCTTAATCACTACATTCATGGACGAAAAGATCTTAATATCAAGCAAATCTTCAATAACTTCACGTCGATTTACTGCAGAAAGCTGCATGAAGGGCACAAAAGTGCTACTGCCAAGGATAACGATCTGTGTAAATGATTTATAGTTCATCTTCAGAACATTCTTCTCAAACCACTTCTGCTGATCGTTTGCTGCAGCGTCTTGATTTAGTTCTTCATTGTTACGATAGATCTTGAAAAGATTAGGTTTGATACCTCTTACCACTTTCCAGTTAATATTTCCAATAGAAAATTCTACCTCAACACAACAATCTTTTTCGTTGACTGTGTTGAGCAGTTGTGGTTTATTAATTTTACGAAATGCCTTACCAAAAAGAGAGAAGGTAAGTGCATCAAGAATAGTTGATTTACCAGCACCATTAGTGCCGATGATCATTGTATTACCGTTTTTATTTAATTCTACTTCAGTCCAATGATTTCCCGTCGAAAGGAAGTTCTTCCAACGAATCTTCTCAAATAAAATCATACTCCTCAGTTTCTGGCGGCACTACAATGTCATTCTTAGAAATTATAGCATACTCACACTCATGAATGTGGCATGTCTTAAGCATTATTTCATCTTCTACTTCTATTACGTGCATCTCTGGATATCCATGTCCATCTTCTAACTGCATGGCGAAGCGGGTTGCATCATCCTCCTCTTCAAACAAATACAGAATTTTTTCTCCCGACTTGTCTACTACAGAGTATGCTCCTTTATCTTCTTTTCCGTCTACAGTTAAAATAAACATTAAATTAGTTCACACGCTTCTTGATAAGTTTTTCGCATGATGTTTTGAAGCAAGGACTTATCCAGATTAACTTCTGCCTCTTGAATATATCTATTCAAAATAGAAAGAGTATCTTCAGACTCAAATGCCTCAAAGTCTTCAGACTCTTGAATCTCAAAGTTTTCTACAGTTTTAAGATCTGCAACTCCAACGGCATACAACTTATCAACAAACTTCTCAAACTTCTTGGTGTTTGTTTTTTTACGAACAATAACTTTTACGATCTTACCTTGGTACTCTCTTGCATCAAAAGTTTGGTAATCAGTATCTTCATAATAGATGTTGTAGAACATCCGATATGGATTATCAACGTGAAAATGCTCCAGAGTTTCAGTATCAAAGATAGAAAACCCTCTCTTATCATTTACATCGTTCCAAAACATTTCATATGGATTACCTAGGTAAAAGATTTTTTGATCATCCGATCTAGTGTGATAGTGCCCGCTGAAGACCTTGGTGAACTTCTTAAATAGTTTGCTTTCAAAACCATGCTCCATGACGCAGCCGCGATGAGCTCTAAATCCGCGCAATTCAAGGTGCCCCATCGCGCACTTGCTATCTGTATTTTCAACAGATTGGAAAGTATTTTTGGAATTTTCTTCATTGATCCATGGAATGATGAGAACTTTTAGATTGCCCAGCATTATTTCTTCAGGAGAAGAATAAATGCGAACATTATCATATTCACGAAGAAGCAAATCTACAGCATTAACTTCATTCGTATTTTTATAAAAAGCAGTATGGTTTCCTACGATAGTGTGAATGGTAATTCCCATTTCAGCAAGTCTATCGAAGTAATTATCTTTTGCCCACGAGAGCGAACCAAAGTTAATACCTGTGCGATTATCAAAAGTATCTCCCATATCTACAACAGTGGTGATACCGTGTTCTTCTAGATAAGGAAAAAAGATATCATTGTAGAACTTTAAAAAGTAATCGTGAAATAGTTTTGAATTTTTACGGGCACCGAAGTGTTGATCAGTTATAATAGCAACTTTCATTAATAACGAAGTTTGGAATGCACAGCATCTTTGATGCTATTGTAGTCAGCAAAGTTTGATCCGTCAAGGGTATTGTTATCATCAAACACCTCACTATATCCGGATCTCTCCAGAATCTTATTTTTAATTTCTAACTGACGCTTTTCTCTCTGAATCCTCCTCAAGAAAGCGTAGTGAATAATCTGTGTAAAGTATGCAAAAGGATTCTGAGACTTTTCTGGATTAAAGTTGTGAATATACTGTACACAATTTTCAATACCATCAGAAACCATATCATCTTTGAACATATAGTTCACAAAGTTTGGTTTGAAAGATAAATGAGTTGCAATCTTGAGAAAACACTCACCGATATATCTTGGAATAACAGGTTTTGTTTGTCCTCTATCTGCTGCCAAGGCAACTCTCTCACGATAATCAATCAAAGCTGCTAAAAATTCTTTGTTGTTTACATAATGTTCTGATCTTTTTCTCTTAGCCATGCCTGGTTGTATCATAACTATATCTCATCATTATGTATAAAGTATACCACTAACACAAATACTTGACAAGTCTCTAAAATATGTGTAGACTACCTTTGTTGGGTTTGATAGGACAGCTATGGCTTAACTATTACTAATATCTTTATTAGAAGGACTATTATAGAGTTTTTCTAAAACATCTCTAGCATCGTTAACACTAGAGAGATATCCCATATTTTTATCAAGTTTATGATTACTTGATCCTTTCAAAGGATCTTTGTCTGCTTTACGTACATATTCTTGATGCATCAGAATCATTTCAATATCATTTGATTCGGACATTGTTAATACATCATTTAAATTAATAAAAAACATATCATCAGTAGTTGTTTTCAACCAAGGTTCTACCTTGTATCCAATCATTCCTACTCTACCTCTTACTTCTTTAATAAGAATAGGGTTAGAAACTACAAGAACAGTTCTATCTGGTTCTTCTTCTGCTGCTACTTTACAGAAGATTTCTTCACCTGATTTTAATTTTATCGTTGCATAGAAATCGTCTTCAATCATACTTTCTTTAAGTGAATGGTTATGATATCATAATTAAAGTTCTCTTCATTATAGATTTTTATTCTTTCAATGAGGTGATTAAGAGTATAATTTTTTCTTGTTTTTGTTGAGCAATCATCTGCGATATCGTACAGAGTTGCTTTTACTTTGCCTTTTCCTCTTCTAAGAACTCGTCCAATACTTTGAAGATTGCGGATTCTGGACTTACTTGGAGAGGCAAAGATAACATTATGGAGGTTTTTAATGTTGATACCAGTAGAAAAAGTTCCATAAGAGGCGACAATAACTGCGTTGTTTTCTCTTTCTGTGATCTCTCTAACCATCTCTCGTTCTTCAGCGTCTACACCACCATGTACAAAAAATACCTTACGGTTGTCACGCTTGTTATTATTTATCTGATTGTAGAGTATCTCGCCATGCGCTTCGACTCTTGCAAAAAGAACAAGAGTATTTCCCTTTAGATCTAATGTTAGATTTTGTATAAACTTGTTTCTTCGCTCATGAGAAATAAGATATTCAATCTCGTCATTGTAAGTATCAAACTTTTGTGGTTCATGTTTTAAAACAAGACATTGAATGTCTAACTCAGACAAGTGTCCTTGCTTCATTAATTCATCAGTTCTTGTTACTTTGTATGAGGGGCCAAAGACGCCCTCTAACACCCATTTATGCGTCTGTGTGCCGTCTAAAGTCCCAGTAAAACCAAATCTATATTTGGCATGGTGAAGTTTAGTCATGATTGAGATAAGAGACTTACTCTTAAAGAGATGAGCCTCATCACCAATGACTACGTTGTACTCTTCAAACCAACTTCTTTCTAACTTATAGATAGATTGCCAAGTGGTAATTGTCACAGGACAACTTGTGTCCTTCTCTCTACCGCTGTAAATCTTATGACAATATGTCTCAGAGTCCCAACCATAATCTTCAAAGTCCTTGTACATCTGCTCTACAAGAGATGTCGTTGGAACAACTAGAAGTATTTTTTGCCCTTTGTCTATATAATACCTCACTAATGAATAAATCATCAAAGATTTGCCAGAGCCAGTGGGGCTTATCAATAGTTTTCTATTGTGCTTTAGAGCATCGTATACTCCCTCAATTTGGTATCGACGTGGAGTATGAACACAAATAGAATTCATAAATCCTTTGACACCTTCAAATGATATTTCATCATTTACTTCAAAAGGTTGTCCATAGAATTTATTATTTTCAAAAGAATAAGTATATCCATAATTCTTACAAAACGATACGATCTTATCCAACAATCCAACATAGATCTGCTTGGATCTCATATCATATAGATGAATCTCTCCATTCCAATTTCTACCACGATACTGTGGCATGAATTTTGCATTGGGAACTTCAAATTTAAAATGATCTCTTAACTCATATTCAATATGAGGTTCAGTATTGATTTTTAGAAATACTTCGTTTGATTTAGAGATTACAAGATCTGTTGTATTCACAAGGATTAATCACCTGTGAATATTTATCACTTACTTTGATACTTATATTCTAAAACTATTCTTGCAAAAAATGTTTTAAGATAATCCAATCTCTCTTGTTCTGTGGGATCTCCTCCTGGCCACTTATCAAGATGCACGGAAACTGATTTGTATATAAGATGAAGATCTTCTATACCGAATTGTAATTCGACATATGGCACATTTTCATCGAAGTCTTCAGATTCGAAAGTCCAGTCGTCTGACATTACCCTAACCCAGCGTTGAATCTCATAAACTCTATGGCGTTTTTGATGTGGTAAGTGCGATTGCTCACTTGCTTTAGTATACTTTCAATATACACAAGCATGGTATCATAATAATCAATTTTTAAAGATACTGATGAGAGTTTCTCGTCGGCATCCAAATACTTTTGCATTGTATCTTTATCTCTAACCTTTTTAGGAAAGGGATGATGAATATATGTATCTGGATCGGCTTTTCCAGAGTAATATTCATATCTTTCGTGACGAATATTTTTTCTTTGTTGTTCTGCTTTTTTCCTTAAAAGAAATATGGTATTATATAGTTCAAAGTATTTTGCATGTAGAGATGGAATTTTCAAAGACTCTTCATGTAAGTTGTCCCTGTCGATATCAGAATCTTTTTTCCACATCTCTTGAATTCCTTCAAGATCAAGACTCATAGTTTTTTGCCGGACATGTCAGTTATATTGTAGATAGTATACTTGAAAGTGACATCTGCTGTAAAGTACTGTATATCTTCATTCGTTGCATCAAAGTTGAGTGAAGACAGTTCAGTTGGGAACATATCTAAAAATACAACTTTGAAATTTGGATTCTCATGACTAGTTAAAACCTGTAGAGTAGCGTCAGAGAATAAATTAAGTTCTGAATTGTCGGGTTGTATAAAATTTTCAACACCACCTTGCCAATCATATATTTCACTTAAACTTTCTGGATATCCTAGTCCTCTAATCCAATTGAAGATCTCAAGATAGTTTTCCAGATTCTCATCTACAAGAAATCTGTAATTAAAATCTCCAAATTCAACTTTATCACCAGGACGATCAATATCCTTTAGATAAGTTGACTGAATTGCAGTTCCCATAGAGATCGTTGGCAAGTTAGCAGAATTGCCAAAGAAAGCAACTTTAGGTGCTCTATGCAAAGTGAACTTAAAACCAGTGGGAGATAAGAAATTTCTATTACTTATCTGTCTCTCAAAAGGATTGCCGTAAGACATCGTTTTCTAAGTATTTAGATAAAAAAAGGGAGTCCGTAGACTCCCTTGCACTTCCTTCACACGTAAGGAAATTATATCACATGAGGTTCTTAACCGCAACTCTTCTGTAGTAACGGTTTTGGTTAACGTTAAGAGCACCGAGTTGTGCCTCAGTACCTTCAGCGAAGGGATTTGCAACCATGCCGTAGCGAGTCTTAAATCCGATCTTGGGCTGGAAGGTGTCCTCTCCAACGGCGCGAACCATCTGAAGGGGAACGTAGGGGCAATAGAACAATCCAGCATCATAAGGGGAAGTACCCTTATAACCTACGACGTAGTACTGATTACCAGGTGTTCCGTTAGCGGTAGTCAGGTTAGCAGCATAAGGATCGATGTATACACGATACTTACCTTGCAGAACACCAGCGAAGGTGTTACCAGTGTCGTCAACGTTCAGGTTAGAGTTCAGGGCAGGGGTGTAATCAAGTACACCAGCCATGGTGAGAGCAGAAGCAACGTCGGCGGAGCAAAGGATCGTATTGCCCTTTCCTCTACGAGTTCTTTGTGCAATCGCGTTAGCGTCTCTTTCGATCTGGAACAGGAGTCCCTTGAACTTCTCAACGCTCCAGCGTCCGTTGGAGTCGATGTCAAGATCGAACTCACCAGCGGTAGAAGTGTTTTGAACAGCACCTTGCTCAGCAACCTTGTAGATGGTGCGGATAACTTCGCGGTTGATCTCAGCC